CATCACCCTGTATCACAGCGTACATAAACGCAATCAGCACAGGGGATATGCCACAATGAGCCTGTTCAAAGCAAACACGCCGAAATTCGTCTTGGATGAGGGATGGGCACCTCGAAGTGCATTTTTTCCATACTTCAGAGTACCATTTTAGCATATTTTCACCTCCTATAAGTACATTATATCCTTTATTTTCTGAAAATTCAATGAAAAATGTTGAATGTTTCCTAATTATATAGTATATTTAGGGTGAGGAGGTACATAGCATGAAGCATAATGACGAACTGGATGCTTTTGAGAGTGTTTCAGTGGGTGTTAAGATGGGCGTAGAGCCTGAGTATCAGAATATGGGTAATTATATCTCCCTTCCTGTAGAGGTTACAGATAGTCTGGAGGAAGACATCCTAAGAGAGACGAAAATGGAGTCTGTTTCCAATGTCATGAACCTGCTATACATGGATGTACAGGGGCACAGCACGGCTCGTATTTCGATGGTGCTTGGGGTATCCACCAGAGAGGTGGAAAAGATACGCCAAAGCACTCCTTACCTTGCCGCAAGGCGGTTACTCTTAAATGAAATCTTGGAGACCTCTCGAAAGATAATGGAGGTGTCCACCATCAAGGCAGTTAAGACAGTATATGAGTGTATGGACAGTGCAGATGACCGAATACGCTTGCAAGCCTCCAAGGAGATATTAGACCGTGTAGGATTGTCAGGAACTCAGAAATTAGAGGTAGTTTCCACGCAAGCAGGCGGTATTGACAGGTTGTCCGACAGCGACCTTGTGGAGATACTGAAAAGTGCTCTGCCACATAGTGAGGAGGATGCGGATGACACCGAAGGAGTATGATGCCCACATCACGCTACTACGAAGGAGAGCGTGGGAGGACTTCTATGTGTTTGCCAAGTTCGTTGCAGGTAAGACTCTCATGGAGGAGACACCGCATAGAGAACTTACAGAGTTCATGACAAAAGGGCTGGATGCTTCCAGTATTTTAGGGATTGAAAAAGTAGCAAAGCCCATGACGAAGTTCGTTGTGGAAGAGTGCACGGGTACTTTGAAAAAGTTAATGATGCTACCACGAAACAGTTTCAAAAGTTCCGTAGCCCAAGCACTTATATGTTGGCTGTTATGGCATAACCCGAACCTTCGTATCATGATAGACTCTGAGACTTTGAGCAATTCAAAACTGTACTTGGCAGGTGTAAAAGACCTAATCGACAACAATGAACTAATGCGTGAAATCTGCGTAGATGAAAAAGGGGATTACATATTAGAACCAAACAAGAAGTTAGGTGGTGGCTTTGTAGAAGACCAAGTTATTCTAAAGAAGAGAACGAAAGTCGGAATGAAAGAGCCTACCCTGTTCTGCTCAGGAGTAGACAATGCTCGTACAGGTCTGCATCCAGATGTAATTATAATGGATGACCTTGTATCGGAGCGTAATGTAACTACACAAGACCAGATACGGAAAGTAGAAGAGCATTACAAGTATTCACTATCCCTACTTGAGATAGGGGGTGGGTTGCTCATTGTAATTGGTACTCGTTATCATTTGGATGACTTGTATGGCCATTTGATAGAAACAAAAGCGTTGGACACTTTGGTAAGACCTGCGATTTCTGATAGTGGTGAGCTGTACTTCCCTACCCGTCTTACTAAAGAGTTTCTAAAAGAGATGCGACAAGAGCAAGGTTCCTACATCTATTCTTGTCAGTATCAGTTAAACCCAATCAACCCAGACTCTGCGATGTTCAAAGGTGAGTTCTTACAGTATATAGAGGAGTTGGAGGAAGAGCCAGACATCATTGACAGATACATAACCGTAGACCCCGCCATATCGAAGAAAGAGACTGCCGACTACTCTGTAATACTTGTGACAGGGGTGGATAGGGAGAAACGGAGGTATTATGAGCAAATGGAAAGGGGGCACTATACCCCAACAGAACTTATCAATAAGATATTCGCAGTGGCAGAGAGTACACCAAAATTGCGTGCCTTGGGTATTGAGACGGTGGCATTCCAAAAGGTGCTTATCTATATGATGAAGGATGAGATGCGTAGGAGAGGAAAATACCTGCCACTTCGGGAACTTAGAGCAGATACAGACAAAATACGAAGGGCAAGAATGATACAACCTGCATGGGAGAATGGAGATATTTATATCTCAAAGGCTCACTGTTCTGCCCTTGTAAAAGAACTTCTGGACTTCCCCATGACATCTAACGATGACACAGTAGATGCGGCGGCGTATGTGGAACAGATGCTGAAGCCTGTGAAGAGTTCCAGAAAAAGAAAAGAAGAGCCGTACCAGCCAACAAGTAGTATTACAGGATATTAAGGAGGTAAGAAATGGCCAGAAAGAAACTACCAGATGACCCAAGGGATTTTGCAAATCAGACAGATGATTATATCCTCTCTGTGGTCACAGAGGATGTAAAGAGAGCAGAGGAGTTTTGTCAACCATTCATTGCGAAGTTTTCAGAGTATAATGATGCATACAATGCCGTGATACCGCCAGAAAAGTTGCGTGAAGAAGGGGCGAACCTTGCAATACCATACATCTACTCTACAGTGGAAACAGCACTACCGAAGATTATAAACTCTATCTTCGACTCTAAGCCCTACATATCGTACAAGCCAGTATCTGCGGATGATGGGGATAAAGCCAAAATGCTAACCCAACTGGTAGACTACCAGATGCGTCAGAAGATGAAGGCGGCCAGTGTACTTTATACCATTTTCAAGTCCGCTTTGATTGAGGGTACTGCTATATCCAAGCAGACATGGAAATATGAAACAAAGAAGGTTGTACGAAGACTGCCTACCAAAGAAATGCAAGTATTGGATGATGGCACCGAGCAGGTTGTGGAGGTTTCAGTGCCACAAGAAGTAGAAGAGGTTGTGTATGATGCACCAAAAATAGCCCATATTCCATTAGGTGAGTTCCTATTTGACCCTGCGTATAGTTCTATTGAGGCATCACCTTTTGGGTGCCATGTCTACTACATGGAACTCCATGAGTTGAAAAAAGGGGAGAAGGCAAAAAGGTACAAGAACACGAAGAAGTTAAGTACAGAAAGTGATACTGAACTCGACCACTTTGGTGAGCCTAACCGTAAGGGTAATATGCGGGATGGGGTGCTGATATGGGAGTATTGGACTGATGATTGGAAAGTCATGATAGCCAATAAGAGTGTGGTAGTACAGGCTATGGAGAACCCATACTTCCATAAGAGTAAGCCTTTCACTAAATGGACACCAATACCAGTGCCAGGTGCTTTCTACGGTAAGTCTATGGTGGAGTCCCTTATAGCCCTACAACATGAGTTAAATACACTTCGTAGTCAGCGGCTTGACAATGTAAGCTTCGCTATTAACCGTATGTTCTTGATAAATCGTAATGCAGAGATAGATACCAAGCAGTTAAGGTCAAGACCTAACGGGTTCATTGAGGTAGATGATATTCAGAATGACATCAGGGAAATGGTAGTAGCCGATGTAACAGGTAGTGCGTACAGGGATGAAGAGGTTGTTAAGGCTGATATGGATGTAACATCAGGTGTGCATAGTTATGACCGTGGGCAGAACCCTGTTCGTAGAGATACTGCGACTGTAGCCTCTCTTTTAACCAGTGCTTCTTCAGAGCGGTTCAAGTTGCAGGCTATCATGCTTGAGGAAGACCCTCTTACGGATGTGGGTAGGCATCTTGCCGAATTGAACAATCAGTTCTTGTCTGACGAGACTTTCATTGCTATTACGAATGAAGACACAGGAGAAGAAGAACTTGCCCCTATTACATTTGAGGATATTGACATACAATACGATGTAGCGGCAGTAGGTACTGCGATAGAGCCAAGTGTGAACAAAGAAGTAAGGCAATCACAGTTGATACAACTTCTAAATGTAGCGGCATCTATTCCTGGGGTAAACACTCCAGAACTTATGAAAGAAATATTCCAAGCCTTTGAGTTTAAGAATGCTTCGGAGCTGGTGAAAGATGAGGAGCAGATGGCTATGGAGATGCAGGCACAAGGCATGGGCGGTGGCGTAAATAATGCAGGAATGGGCTCACAAATGGGCGGTGTAGGTGGTTTAGGGCCTTATTTACAGCAAACACCAGAAAATTTCTAAATATTCTTGCATTGGTAGATAAGAAGGAGTATAATCATGGTGATAGATACTAATGAACTCAATCGGCAAATACTGGATGAGATGCGTGCTACCAGAGGATGGAAGTTATTTGAGCAGATGCTTCGTAGTAAGTACGATGCAGATGTTCGTGTGTTGGTTTCTGGAGCCGATATAGACAGTGCTGAGATAGTTCGTAGGAGAGCCAGATGTAAACTTATAAGTGAAATAATTGGTGAGTCTGGCATGAATAAGGAGGAACGATGGACAATTTAGAAGCGTTGTTGACCCCTGAGTATAACGAAGGACAAGTTGACGATGAAACATTGACCGAGTCCCCTGAACCTGAAGCCGAAGCCTCAGAGACAACTCAAGATGATGGCGATGAAGATTATGACGAAGATGAGACCTCTGATGTAGATGACGATGGAGAAGGACAAGACGACACTTCCGAAGAAAATCAATCAGTAGTACCGAAAACCCAGTATGATAATTTACGGGTGGACTACACAAAGAAGGCTATGGAACTGGCTGACCTGAAAAGGGCATTGGCGAAACAGCAAGAGGAACAACCACATCAACAAAGTGGCTACCCTAATGTTTCCAAATCAGCACCCATGGCTGGGGGTATACGCAACTTTATCCAAGAGCAAATCAATGCTGAACTTGGTAAAGCCATGGCTCCACTTGAGGAAGAGCGTAAGAGTCTTGAAATCAGGGAGACAGTAGTTAGCTTAGCGGATAGATACCCCGATGATTTTGACGAGGTTGCTCCACTTTTCATTGAAATGTTGGAGGAAGACCCCAGTGTACTTGAGTCATTTGATATGAGTAAAGGGGTAGAGTTAGTTTTCAAAGCCGCACGGTCAGACTACTTGGAACGAACTGCTGAAGCAAGGGCCAAAGCCCAACAGAAGGCCAAAGAGGACTCTCGCAGGCAGAAGCGTATCGTGAATGAAAGTACGCCAGCGGCGGCATCCAGAGATGGGGAGAAATCCGAAGAAGAACTCATCCGTGAAAGTATTATGGCAGGTACAAATAGGGGGTCTATATTTAACTTCTAAAAGGAGGTAATAATATGGCTGCTATTTCTGCTACTGCTGTAGGTAATAAAGGTATTCTTGCCAACCGTATCGTTATAGATATGGCCGATACCATTGGTTTTTTAGAGCCAAGTGCAAACCCGCTCGTTGTTCTGACTAAGAAATTAAATACCAAGGCATGTTCCAACCCCAAGTATGAGTGGATGGACAATGACCTTGATGTTCGTTGGTCTTCCGCAGGTGCTAATGCTGATGTCGATGCAACTACCATCGTGGTTGCTACTGGCGAAGGTAAGTATTTCACTCCTGGAGATTTGTTCAAGTTTGTGAAAACTGGGGAAATTATTCAGGTAAGCACTGTTACCAATGATACATTGGTAGTAGTCCGAAATATTGGTAGTGTTGCATCAACTGCGGCGGCTATTACTGCAGAGGATAAATTCCTTATCATCGGTAATGCTTCCATGCAGGGGTCTGGTGCACCTGCTGAAAATGTAGTAGGAGTTACTCCGTACTACAACTACACTCAGATTTTCAAGACCGCTTTCTCCACCACGAATACTTTGGAGGCAACTCAACTGTATGGGATGAAAGAACTTGCTCGTCTGAGAAAGATGGCAGGTATCCGTCATGCGAAGAGCATGGAGTATGCGTTCCTGTTTGGTGGAAAGAGTTTGAACACTGCTGGTGCTCAGAACTTAACCACTACAGAAGGTATCGTAACTTCCTTGGCGAACTGTGCTAATAACGATACTAAGACTTGGACTGCGGCTACGGTAGGGGATTTGATGAAGTTCTGTGAAAACATCTTCACCTATGGTGGAAGTGAGAGAACTTGTCTGTGCTCTCCTGATGTACTTTCTTGGTTCGCTGAGAAAGCAGGTGACAAACTCCATTTAGTACAGTCTGACATGGATAAGACCTTTGGTCTCAACATTACCAAGTACATGACACCTCACGGTGTATTAAACTTGGTTCTCCATCCGCTACTTGTTAATGGGTATGGTGGATACATGATTGCTCTCGATATGGGTGATTTGTATTACAGACCTCTGCAAGGCCGTGATACTAAGTTGAAGACGAATGTGCAACTTCCTGATGAAGATGGTCAGAGAGATATGTACATCACAGAGGCTGGTGTGCAGTTGGATATGGTGCTGAAGCACGGTATATTCACTTTCACTGACTCTTAGGGGTAGGTCATAAGGGTGTAAGCAAAACTTACACCCTTATTTGCTTTATTGTAAGGAGGTAGTCAAGTGGCTAAGGTTAAGACGCTAACCGCATTGGTGGAAGAAGCCTCGTCTATTGCGGATGAGAGTTACAATAACAAAGATTGGGTGACATGGTTTAACAATGGGTTAGACGACCTCTCAGACATACTTTTTTTTGATAAGGAAGTCACTATCCCTGCTTCTGATGGGAAGTTCACCTTGCCAGGGGACTTAAAGTCTATAATCAGTGTGTCTGCAGGTGAGTATGTAGACCTACCTGTTTTACCGTACAGTGATATGGTAAGCATAGGGTATAAGATAGTAGAGGATAAGATTATTCTCCAGGGGATTAGTGCTGTCGCCGTTGTGCTTTACTACTACAGAACTCCCACCTATCTTACAACTGCTGATGTAACCGCTCCTGTGGATTTACCCGACAGTTATATACGGGCCCTCATCTATTTTGCCTGTGCTCAAGCCATGCTGAAGGAAGATGAGCCTGAGCGTTATGAATTATTTAATGGCAGGTTTGGAGAAGCCAAGGCTCTTATATATCGAATAGCCAAGATGAAACGAAAAGGTTCTTCTGGTGTTTGGCAGGTGGTGAGGTAACATGGGGTATAATGATATTTTATTCAAAACATACGACACTTTTGTAGGGGGCCAAAACTCCTCTTCTGCTCCAGATAATCTGGCAGATAAAGAGGTACGCTCCGCTGTAAATGTAGATGTCGTAAACCGCGGTGCATTGGTTACCCGTGACGGCACTGTGGAGTCTACTTGGGATTGCCTTGCTGACTTGGTTGCAGTAGAAGACCCTGGCCCTATAAAGAAGTTCGCAGAGTTCTCTACTCCCAGTGGAACACTTATCCAGATGGTGCTTGTGAATGGCACCTTGTATAACCGTGCAAGTGAAACGCCTCTGCTTGAGGATGCTGGTAGCTACATGGATTTTACTGTGTATAATAACAAGATGTATATGTTCATTAAGGACAGCTATTATACTTATGATGGGACTACATTTGCTGAATGCACCAATACGGAAACTGGGAGCATGATTTCTACTGTTAAGAAGTGTAAGTATATTGTAGCACGGGCTGACCGCATATTTGCATCGGGGCACCCTGACTCCCCAAATACACTGTATTATTCACAGATAGGAAACCCTACTTACTTTAAGTCGGGTGACCATATGGTGCAGGCGGCATCTGCTGATGGGGACTTTATAACAGGGTTAGCAGAGTATAATGAGGCCCTAATTGTGTTCAAGACACGGGGTATATGGGCTTGGTTCGGTTATTCTGTAACTTCTGATGTACAGTTTGTAAGGCTTAATGTCCACACAGGTACACGGCATGAACGCACCATAGCAAATGTAGGCAACTACCTATTTTTCCTTGGGGAAGATGGTGTGTATGCAATGACAGGCACCCCCTCTGGTAATATCAATACAGCGAAGGTGTCTACACCCGTTGATGACCAGTTTGCTAATTTCAGCAGGGGGGCATCAGATTATGATAACACGGCTGTTGGATGCTATGCTAATGGTAAGTATTACCTGTGCTATACATCTAATGAAGGGGAAGAAACGACACTAAATAATCGGTTTTTAGTTTGCCATGTTGAGGCTGGAGCGGATGATAAGATGATGCCGTGGACAGTGTATCAGGGAATTGATGCCTCTGCTATCCTGAAGAGCGGAGACGGGAATTTATATTTTGCCTCTGCACTTGTGCCAAAGGTATATCAGTTTTCTTCTGCAAGGTATGTAGATTACAACGATGCTACCATCGACTTCAGCATTGTTCTAAAGGATTACCACATGGACTCTCCTATACACCTTAAGAAGTTTAAGCGTGCATGGATTAGGGTTAGCCAATTAGTAGAGGCAAATACAGAGTTTGATGTAGATGTTAAGATAGATTACAGAAGCACAGTATTTGAAGATTTAAGTGCGGATGAGTCTATGGTATGGGATAAAGGTGAATGGGGAATTGACCGTTGGGGATGGATTGATACGGTGCTTAAACCACTTAAACTTGGAGCGAAAGGTATTAGGTGTGCTATTACGATTACAGGTGAGTGCACCTCTTCTAATAGAAACAGAATGTTCTTATATGGGGTAGCTTTTATGTTTAAGGCGAAGAAACCCTATAAGGAAAGTGAGGTATAGAGATGGCACAGATTAGTAGGCTGTACGACTTCCAAGATGGAGAGAAAGCCTTGTCAGCACAGGTTGATGCAGAGTTCAATCAACTGGTGGATGCACATAATGCGGATGACACAGCACTCACAAATATTAACACAGCACTCTCCGCAACAACTGACGGTGCTTCTGGTGCCGACCAAATCGGAGCCACACCTGTCAAAGATGGGGGTGCTGAAACGGTGCAAGGCATACTGGAGGAGAGTGTTTATTCTGATGATGTTCGTGGCATTAGGCTAAATGTTGACAAAGTAATAGAAGTAACCACTGATGGTGAAGAATGGGAAGCCACTGGTTCAAGTGGGCACTTAATATTGGATGGTTCTGGCAACCCTATGCCTCAGCGGTCAAGATTGCAGTTTAACTACACTACCATGACTGATGATGAAGGGAATAATAAGACTGTTATTGCTGGATTAAAAGGAGATAAAGGAGATACTGGCCCACAGGGCATTCAAGGTATTCAAGGTGTTCAGGGAGAAACTGGTGCCACTGGTAATTCCATTATACCTTCCGTAGACCAAGATACAGGGTTAATGAGTTTTACAGAAGGCCCTGCCGGGGTTGTTCCATCTTCTGTTTATGTTCGTGGTCCACAAGGCCCGCAGGGAGTACAAGGAGTACAGGGTCCTATTGGTCCCACTGGTCCTACTGGTGCAGAAGGGCCTCCCGGTCCAAGAGGACTGCAAGGTGAAACTGGACCACAAGGATTAACTGGTGCAGAAGGGCCAAGGGGTCCGCAAGGATTGACTGGGCCAGAAGGACCGCAAGGTGTAACGGGGCCGCAAGGCCCTACCGGATTAACGGGACCAAAAGGAGATAAAGGAGATACCGGGGCTACTGGGGCTACCGGTCCAAGAGGGCCTCAAGGTGACATTGGTCCTACTGGCTCACAAGGTCCCGCTGGACCTACTGGTCCTCAAGGTCCTACTGGCCCGCAAGGTGTGATTGGGCTTACTGGTCCAATGGGGCCGGAGGGGCCACAAGGTGCGAGAGGATTAACCGGATTAACGGGAGATACCGGGGCTACCGGGGCTACTGGTCCAATGGGACCACAGGGTCCACAAGGCGTTCAAGGCCCTGCTGGTGCAAAAGGGGCAAAAGGTGATGCCGGTGCTACTGGTGCACAGGGACCTATCGGTGCACAGGGACCTACTGGTGCACAGGGGCCTATTGGTCCTGCCGGATTAGACGGGACATCTTTTACAATTATAAGTTTATACCCAACATTACTTTCACTGAAAACAGCTCACCCCACAGGAAGCGTTGGGGATGCCTATGGTGTTGGAACCTCTTCCAACAATGTAATCTATATATGGGATGGTGATATTGAAGATTGGGTTAGTTTAGGCCCTCTACAAGGTCCACAAGGGCCACAAGGCATACAAGGTATACAAGGGCCTCAAGGTGATATTGGCCCACAGGGTGCAACGGGTGAAACGGGTGCAACGGGTGCGGATGGGCCACAAGGGCCACAAGGACTCCAAGGCATTCAGGGTCCCCAAGGTGATATTGGTCCTGCCGGTGCAAAAGGAGATAAAGGAGATACCGGTAAGGGTTATTACCCACAAGGAGCATGGGCAGACGAAACTGCTTACTATAACAACGATACTCAAATAGATGTAGTGTACTTTAATGGAACATCTTATTATTGTAAAGTTTCCCATACATCTGAAGAAGGTGTAATTGAGCCTACCAACAGTACATATTGGGGTTTGATGGCTATTAAGGGTGACCAAGGTATTCAAGGTCTACAAGGAGTACAGGGAGTACAGGGTCCACAAGGCGTTCAAGGCCCTGCTGGTAATGATGGTGCAGATGGCTTAACAACATCCGTAAATAATGTAACCCAAGTTTTAGGAAATGTGTCTTTGGACTTGGATGATATTCCGGATGGCACAACCAACAAAGCCTTTACTGCAACCGAAAAAAGTAAGTTAAGTGGTATAGACGATAATGCGGAAGTTAATAACATATCAGACATTAATGCAACCGACTTAACTGATGGTGGTAATAGTGCGTTACATTATCATTCCGCAGACAGAGACAGAGCAAACCATACGGGCACTCAATCCGCAGACACTTTAACAAATGGAACAACCAATAAAGTGTTTACTGCAACCGAACAAACAAAGTTAGGAACAATAGCGGAGAATGCAAACAACTATTCCCACCCAACAGGTGATGGCAATTTGCATGTACCCGCCAACTCAACTACAAACGAAGGCAAGGTCTTAACCGCTGGTGCGAGTGCGGGAACATATACTTGGGAAACACCAACTTATGGAGTAGGCGAAGATGATAGATATGTTTTAGTTAGAAATGGGAGGTGGATTTAATGGTAACACGAAGCGATAAAGTATACAGTGGCACCTTTGGCACATCAGAATCAACCGTAGTAACAGTGGCGGCAGGCACTACCTTTATCATCAAAGGCATTTGGATAAGCAACTCCAACACGGTCAGTAAATATGCCATCGTCAAGGTAGATGACAAAAGGCTTGTGCCATCAACAATTATTCCGACACACGATGCTATTGTATTAGATAATCTTCATATCCCAGTAGTCGCTACAAAAACAATCAAAGTCACAGGTGAAGTCGCAAGTGATATGGATTACTACATTTGGGGCATCGAGGAGGTGACATCTTAATGTATTTGAGTGAGCATACATTGGAGAGCAAAACATTGAGTGGCATCCCGCCTGTGGTATATCTATACAACTCTGGTGCAGAATATGTTGATTTAACTGGCGGATGGATAGTCCAAAAAGGTGCAGTTAAGAACGTAGACAACATCAATATAGCAAACACAAATCCATTATTTCAAAACGGTGGTGTAAATGGTTATAGAACTACAAACACAGTCAATTTAACGAATTATACAAAACTAAAAATTTTATATAGCTCAAATATTGCAGTAGGTCCTAATTTCTTAACTGCTTCAACAACAACAAATTTTGGTGAAACAAATGTTGCGTCTTTAGCAGTCGCAATAGGTACGGATGTTGTATCTGAGATAGACGTAACTTCGCTAAACAGTTCATATTACATCGGTGGGTATTTAACCGCCGCATCAATGAATGTAACCATTAAAAAAATATGGCTGGAATAGGAGGTGCGATATGAAAATAGGAATTAATAGTCAAAGCCAAATAAAACAGATTGGGGATATAACTGATATAAATCTAAGGACGATAGAACTTGATGATACATCAGACAATTTTCAATTTAAAGGGTGGAGTAATACAAGAATTTTGAGTTCTTGTTATAACGACAACGGATTATCAGTATCAGTTTATCCCTACATAGATGATACAAAAATCGTAGAAACGGAAAACGAAATCTTAAACCTACAAGCACAAGTGATAGAGCTAGAATTTGAAAAAATAGGAGGTACAACAATATGATAAATTTTATATATGTTTATATGAAAAATCTTATTAATACAAAATTTTATAAAACCAAAGAAGAAGCAGAAAACAAGGTAATGGCATTCTATGCAGTGAACAAGCTAAACGATACAGAGTTTACGGAATTATTGATGTTGTGTGCGGAGAAATACCCAACCGTGTAAACTTAACTTAGTGTTGATTAGTTCTTGAGAATTTTAAAGGTACAAACAGTGGCCTATTCCCAATAAGGAGGAAGAATAATGAACAGACAACAAGCATTAAGAATGGCACGGATGGAAGCGGTAATCAGCGGTGGAGTAAGTCATATCAATGGTAAGAAGTTGCGTGGCAAGAATGGATATTGGTATTTAGGCTTTAAGAAAGTAACCGACCCCGACAAGGAAGTGTTACCGTTTGTGGAAGTAGATGAAAAGTATGTTCGGGAGTTGATGG